ACTACAACAATAGTGGTAGCACTATCAGTATCAAACTGACGCTTTGTATCTTCAATCATACAGATGGTCTTACCACCACCAGTCGGAATGATGACTTGACCACGATCGTGCTTAAGCATTGCGTCCAGTGCTTGCTGTTGGTGAGGGCGCAGTGTAATCAAGTCATCTCCGTATCAATGTAGATATTATAGCAGAAAACGATCCCCAGTGGGATCTATGGAACAGTTATTGAACTGTCCACTCTATTTCCAAACAGGTGTTTTTGGATTGATTCTATACAATTCTTTTTCTACTTTCTCTAAACTTTCTTCCATCCAATCTTCCCACACTACAGCACCGTGTGGTATATGTTTCATACCCTTATACATTCTTTTTAATTTTAACGCACCTCTCAACAACAAAAGCTCATTATAAGTCAATTCCATAGTATCTTATAGCTGACCTCTTTAACCCAGACAAAGGTAGTCTATAGAGGTTTTAGTAGTTTGTCAAGCTTCCATATCCTTTTGGATATTTGAGAACCTTTCTTCCCATTCAGATTCTGATACTGATGTCCATTTATCTAAAGGACAAGAGTCAAGAATCATCTTTGCTTTCATAGGAACATAACAACCACATTCTTTACATTCATTCTCAAGTACATCAAAACGGTCACATCCTTGACAGGTTTTGATTCTTTCAGCATAAACTTTATCATCTACAGTTAATGCTGCTCCATTTGTTGACTGAACGTACTTAATTAAATCCCAAGAAAATTTTGCAAGGTTTACTGCCTTCTCACCAAAAGATGGTGACTTATCTTCAGTTGACATAATTTATTCAATAATCTAACTTATATATTATGGATTGTATGATCCTTTAATTGTGCTTGAGTTTGCACCTACAACACTATATCTTGCACCAAATATAGCTCTTCCAGGATTACCCGCAGAACCGCTGTTGTTAGTGTTTCCACCACTGTTACCCCAATCTCCTCCAGTACCGCCTGTCTCGCCTGTCTGACCCGCTCCAGAACCTCCTCCACCGCTTGTATTGCAGTCAGATCCACTAGCACCTGCGGACCCACTAGCACCTCCTATAGATCCTGACTGATTATTATATCCTCTGCCAGGTCCACCATTTCCACCGGCACCACCAGCACCACCATTCAATGTAAATGTTCTTTTACATCTTTGGTATCTTCTCCACTTGTTAGTTACTCGCCAACAACTTCCCCACCAGTTACATTTTTTCTTCGTTGAGCAACCAGAACCTTGCCAACATCCGCCATCTTTATTGTAACCAGATGGACAACCTGGACATCCACCACAATTTGATTGTGTAGTTTGATCTACACATTCTTTACCTTGACCTTGATTGCCTGTCTTTCCTTTCTCTCCTCCTCCACCACCTGCATATATTTTTCCACCAGATACAACTTCAATAATTACATTCTCAGTTCCAGATGGAAAGTCAGCTCTCAAAGCATCTCCACCAGTTTCTCCACTGATAGCAGGAGCACCAGATGTTCCACCACCTCTACCAGATGCACCGAATATATTTCCACTCACCATAAATCTCAGGTTGACTGCCTTTGCATCTGCAATTCCAGCAGGAGTTCCTGGTGAATTAGATCCAATAGTACCTTCAACAAAATATATTTTTCTTACATTTTTGTCAAAATTACTATTCCAACTTAAAGAATCAATATCTAAATTGAGATCTGTACCAGACTGTTGAATGTAGTAAAATTTGATTGAATTTCTAAATTGTGATGTCTTCCAATCATCTGATGTTGCTATATTTGCATTTTCTGTAGAGTTTGGAACAACTGGATCAGTATTTGTATCCGATGTTGTTCTTAACAGTTCAGATGCTTTGATTGGATTATTATCAGTTGCAGTAGAATCGCTGCCACCGTATGTAGATCTTGGTGATTGGGCACGAAAGTTAGATCGCAACGAACTGAATTTAATCTGTCCAGATGCGTAATATGGTCCTGCTTTATCTGTAGCTTGTGCCATTATCTACACTTTTTTGAGTATTTATCAAACACAGAGATCAGTACAGTAATACCAAGTAACTGCTACTCTTTTTTTACCAGAGATTACAGGTTCTGAACTGTGTGGGAAACACCAATTTGATGGGAAGAATAATGCAGTTCCTGCTTTAGGTTTATACTTTCCAGTTCGGAACACAGTAGATCCACCATCAAAATCTTCAGAGAGATACAGAACGATAGATATTTGTCTGTGATAAAAACGAGTATTAGGATCTGTAGCAGAATCAAAATGCCAACTATATTTTTGTTCTTTACTGTATTCTAGAACTTGAATACCTTCTCGATGAGAAGTAGTCATATATGCGCCAGGAACAGGATAAGAATCCAAAGCAACGTCTAACTCATTTATTATAATTTGCTTATATTTCTCAAGACCTTGATTTAGTTTATTATGAATCAAATCTGTGGCAGTTTCGCCATCAGTCATAGATGCACCAAGACTTGATCGAATTGAATTGTCAACTCGTGCCTCTCCATCTGCTCCAAAAATTTTATTTGGTTGAAAATCCAGAGTATCAATGTATTCATTGACTGTCTTCAACTCTTCACGACTTAATACTTCAATTTGTTGTATAAAATTATTCATTGGTGTAAAAATTTAAACATATCTTTTTGCGAAACATTGGAATTCAATTCTTTCGCCTTTCTTATCTCTGTATCTAAACTACGACAATCGTCTAGTATATCTTCATAGTTCTCCAAACTCATAACATATTCTTTTATTGAATCTTTATTAAACATTTTCAAACCATTTGCAACTTGAATGTAACTTTCGACATCCCAGAATTTAGTTGTGATATTTGCTGATTGCAAAAATTCATTTCTACATTTCTCATCAAACATTTTAACCCATTCTGACTTGTTTTCTGTCATATACTGCCAAAACTTTGAGTCAGTTCGATTAGTATTATAGTGAAGACAAATAAAGTCAACAATTTCTTCATACAAAAGTTTGTTTGTTTTATTAGATTCTCTCCTGTTGAATGATAAATTTTTCAATGTTGGATTTTGATCTATGAAACTTACCATTTGATTTATAACAATGTGTAGACCTGTAGATTCTAATGGTTCTACAAATCCACTGGACAAACCAACTGCCATACAGTTTCCAATCCAATTATCTTTATAGTATCCAGGTTTATAGTTGATGATCCTGTCAGTTTCTAGACTTACGTTGAAGTTTTCTTGCAACCATTCATTATAGTCTTCTCGTGCTTCTTCATCCGTTGTAAATCTAGAGGAATAAACATATCCAGTTCCAAATCTATCACCGACTGGTATTCTCCAGATCCATCCATGTTTTCTTGCTTCTGCCAAAGTGTATGATGGAACTTCTTTGAAATCATACGGAACTTGTTGTGGAATTGCCCTATCCATAGGCAACATATCTCGAATATCATTCCACTCTGGATTTAATTTTTCTAGTAAGACTGAACTAAATCCTGAAGCATCGATGAAGAAATCTGCCGTTACTTCTCCACTATTCTTAAATTTAATACTTTGAATATTTTTACCATCAGAGTTTATCTCTTCTGCAATATCATCAATGAAGTCTACTTCGTGTCGTATGTTATCTTGAATATATTGAGAAAACTCTTGAGTATCAATATGTAGAGCGTGAATGTATCTAAAGAAGTAACTGGGTACTAAATCTGTAGCTTTACTATGTAAAATTCCACCCTCATAGGTGCCATTCAACATTGAATATGTCGCACTAGAGAACTCATCTACACCAAAACTTAACTCTGGAAACCCATGAAAATACTCTGTCCCTTCTATCCAATTTTTGAAACTGATACCTAGTTTAACAGTTGTGTCAGTTTCTTTTATGAGTCTTTCAATGGGAACTCTTAGATACTGTTTCACAAACATATCAACGATTGGAGTGGTGCTCTCACCAACTCCAATGTTTTTCTTTGATGAATCATAGTAAACGGAGACTTGGACTCTACCTTTCCATCTCCGTTTTATCATCGTTGCTGCAATCAGTCCAGAAGACCCAGCTCCCAGAATAACAATTTTCTTCATATTATAAAGTTAATCAAACGCCGTGGAAATCAGTCCATCCAACTCCAGTGTATCCCTGGAATCTACCTACTTCATTATTATATATGATAGCACCAATCTGAGTCTGCAAACCAACTCTTTCCGCATTGTTATTGCGTGGAACAATCATAAATGCAGCAGCTCCATTTGCAACGTCTCTCCCTGCCCAGGCGAAGTCTGCCGCAGAAAGTGGATTAGTTGTTCCTATTCCTAAGTTTGATTGACTATCAATCAAGAGAAATGCATTTACTGCTTTAATCTCTGTATTACTGACTTCAAGTGGAGCATCACATAATCTTATTCCAGCATCTCTTGAAAAGAAGTAGTCGTTGATAGGATCAGTAAGAGCCTCGGTATTTGTGGTTCCAATACCAACAGAATTTGATATAATCGCTGTTCCTGTAACTTCTAATGCTTGAACAGGTCTTGCATCAACACCATTTTGTGATGTATCAGTTCCGATACCAATATTACCAAAGTAAGCAATTTTTTCTCTGGCATCAAGATCAATGATTGGGCTTACTGTTCCAATTCCAATTGAACTTGCAACCGATACTTCAGCATTAGATTGAAGGATGTTTACTGTACTAATACCAGAAGATGCATTGATATTTGACTCAATAACTGCTGGAAGCGTGATAGTTGAAGCAGTAAATGTTCCATCAACATCTAGATTACCCAACATTCTAACGTTATCGGTGAATGTTGATGTTCCAACGACTTCAAATGTTGCGTTTGGATCGGTCTTGCCGATTCCCAACTTACCATCCCAAGTGAGAGTCATTCTCTCAGCATTGGTTTGACCGTAGATCCAGTTAAAGTTACCAGTATTGATACCAGCAGAACCAGCGTGAAGGTAGGAGTTTAGATTACCTACAGTATTATTCAGAATTTCAAAGTCTCGTCCGCTATTACCATAACGTAATACACCAGTGCTTGCTGCTGCACCAACTTGCTGACCAATACTTAATCTTGCTTGACCTTGCTCAGAAACAATCTGTGCAAGAGATCCTGATGCTTTTCTGATCGTAAGTTCTGATTCTGGAATAGCAGAACCAATGCCAAGATTACCACCAATCAGTGCACTCAGAGCAGTTCCACCTGTTCCAACGTGCAACTCATTATGTGCAGTTGCAACACCAACTGTTAGTGCTAAACCAACATTAGCAAAGTTGGTTACATTTAATCCAGTTGCAGTTTCAATACCAACAGTAATGTCTGGAGTTCCAGTAAGTCCTCTTGCAGTTGTAGCAATACCAATAACATTACCAGTTACATCACCAAAAACATCACCAGTCAGATCACCAACAAAGCTACTGAATGTGGCAACACCAGTGGTCTTATTGATATTATCTGGCAGTCTAGCATTATCAACGGTTCCTGCTGTGATATTATCAGCATCTAGTTCTGTAATATTATTACCTTGACCAACAAATGTTCTGGCAGTCAAGATGCCAGTCGCAAGAATATCACCAACAGAGTTTATACCAACTCCACTGGAGAATCCAACAGTTGTTGTTAAATTATTACCACCAATTTGTAGTGCAAATCTAGGATCAACAGTTTGAACACCAACATTTCCAACATTGTAAATGCTAGTAAATCCTAGACCAACATCAATGTCTGTCCATTGTGATGTTGGAATACTAGTCAAATTAGAACCATCACCAATAAAGGTAATGATACCACTTGTCGCTTGAACGTATCCATCTTCAGTGATAGATACGATACCAACTGACAGTTTATTTTGAACAGTTGCAACACCAATAAAGGTGTCACGAATAGTCGCAACACCCACTACTTTTACAGTTCCACGAACATCCAAAACTTCGGTCGGAACGGATGTACCGATTCCGACCAGCCCGTTTGAATTTACAATCAGGTTATCTTCATCAACCTGAACGCCATTCCTAAAGTTAAATGACTTCCTGATATTCGCCATCTTGTTTTTTTAGTTATTTATCTCCCTCAAGCGTTGCTACTTTTTCGGTCAGTTCCTTAACTGCTTCTACAAGCAGAGGAATGATCTTATGGTAATCAACCGCGAGGTATCCATCACCCCTTACAGTCACTGCTTCAGGAAGAACTTCCTGAACCTCTTGTGCAATCACACCAACATCTTCACCTTCCTTGTTTGATTTCTCGTTCCAAGTGTAGGTGTTACCACTGAGTGACTGAACTTTATTTAGAGGATCTTCAATAGGTGTAATGTCATCCTTCAGTCTTGCGTCAGAACTATAGAACGCTGTGATGTCATCAGTTACACTTAAGATACCAGTGATGACTGTATCACCAGTGATGTCAGTTGCTGCATTGATCTTAACTCTGTTAGTTGCAGAGTCAAGAACCAAGTCGCCTGAAGATGTGTCAATGGTTTGGTCAGTAGTTTCACCAATTTGGATGTTGCCAAATTCTGCACCACCATTAGCATCAATCTTTTGAGTGAAAGTTGCAATGCCTGTTACTGAAAGGTTGTTCTCAAGTACAACTCCACCACCGACAGTCAGTCTCTTACCAATACCAACACCACCATCAACAACAAATGCTCCAGTAATTACGCTGGAAGAATCTGTAGTATCTTTGATTTTGAAGAGATCGTTTGCAGAGAACTCACCATTAACTCTTACATCACTGTTAAATGTTACAGGACCATCAAACTGTGACAGAATTGTTCCTGAGTTTCCACCTTCAACAAGGACTCTTTCCTTGACAATAACTTCATCAAATACAACACTGAGTCTAGTGGGATCTTTACCAGTGATTGTGGGTACAGGAATATCGAAGACTTTTTCTTGACCAGTTGCAGAGCTAACTCTCTTGTTACCAATGAAGAAGTCACCTCTGTTGTTCATACCAGTATAAACAACGATACCGCAAGACCTTTCTTGTGATTGTGACAGGAAGTCTTCATCTTCAGTCAGTGTTCTCAACTGAACTTGTGGCAGACCTGTTGAGTAGTTACCAGGACCATAACCAAGATATTCAAATGTATGTCCAGATGCACGAGCAATAGATGGTCTTCTAAATTCAATACCGCGTGGTACAACTTTCTTAATTAAAGTACCGGCAGTGTGATTTGTTCTAACAGTTCCAAGTGCACCACGAATAACAGTCAGTTCATTGTTACCCGAACCAGAGAGTGTCTTGGCGACAACTCTCATAACCTCACTATCAATCTGAATGTAAGATCCTAGTTCAAATCTTTGTGTTGTAGAAATACCAGAGTTAGGAACAGAAACTGCAACAGCAGTTCCAGTTGTAATATCATCTTGAAGAACAGCAGTCTCGTTACCATAGAAGAAGAGTGATCTTGCTCCCAGGTTTTCACCAGTGTTATCAGAAGTCAGATCGTTTGCAGTCAATCCGTGCTTCAGAATATACTTGGGTGAAAGTGATACGTTAGTTGTAGCAGCAAATGAAGTTGTACCAAAACCAACTGTACTGATTAGATAATCACCAAGATTTGCGTGTGTTGAGTTCAGTACCTTAAATCTATTACCAACTGCAAGACCGTGTGGTTCATCACAGAAGAATGTGCTCAGACCAGTTACAGAATCAAATTGTGTCGATTGAACTGATATTTCTGCACCAATGTTGATCAGATATTGATTTTGAACAATCTTAGGATCGCCATCAGTGATTGCAACACCAATTTGATTTCTTGCAGGTACACTTGTTACTCTGTAGTGATTGGAAGCAGTGGTTCCAATACCAGTGATCTGAACCGTGTTACCAATAACTGTTGAAATTCCAGCAGTGGCGATGGTAACTTCTGCACCAGATCCACCAGTAAATGTATTATCAATATCAAGTGTTTCACCATCAGCATAACCAGAACCACCAGCAGTGATGTCAACTTGAGAAACTACACCACCAGATACAACAACTTGTGCTGTTGCACCATCCCAAGTTGTGCCACCATTGTTGAACAACTTGACGTTATGATATGTTCCATTATTAAGACTGGATCCTGCATTTGAAATTGTGCAGGTTACGATACCACTTAAGTTGTGATTTCTAGCAAATGTTAATGTTGCTGTGCCTTCAGTGTTGGTGGAGAAGGCAGTAGAAACGCCTGAAATGCTTTGACCAATCTTGAAATCTTCGAGGAAAAGATCAACCGTTTCTCTTGTAAGACTCTTCTTAAGATCACTGGTTGCAACTTCACCGATTGGTTTTCTCTTCGCATAAGTTTTTGAAGAAAGAGGATCATCGTTTTCATTATCTCTATCAAGTTGAGGATAAAGATCTTGAACTCTTTGACCAAATTTTGCGTCAGTGAACTCAGTTGCAATCGCATTATCTGCATTGAGTACATACAGGTGATAGATACCATCCTGAACATCTTGAATGTAAGGTGTGATGGTCTCGTTTCTGTAGATATAGTAGTTACCCTTCAGATCATTTCTTTCAAATCTAGGAAGATCTGTTGTCCTAGAACTCGTATCGCTAGTGAAGTCTGCTGGTGCATGAACTCCACCGTCAGTATCAGTTGTTGAATATGTAAAGGTCTTGTCATCAGTTACACCAGTAATTTCAAATGTACCATTATATCCACTTCCAGCAGCACCAACTGTGTTGTCTGTGCTCTGTACATTCCTGACAATAATCTTATCACCAACATCTAAATCGTGTGGTTGTTCAGCAACAACCGTTACTGTGGAGGAGGATACAGAACAAGTGCTGATGAATCTTGGATTTCTATTAAAATCATAGTCAGATGAAGTAAGAGATCCTAAATTGAAATCAGAATTGTTTCTGTAACCAGTGGAACTTGACTCCTGAATGATGAATCCCTCTTCAGGATTCTTTGCATTGGAAAACTCTTTTGGAACACAGACTCTGAACTTAAAGAGTTTTTCATCAATACTTCTAGGATCCTCTCTTCTCTTGAAGAATGAAATTGGAGATCTTTCTCCAATTCCTGCTACACCATTATCATTGAAGTAGTTGTAAATTCCACTGCTAGAATCGGTATGGACAAACCAGTTTCCATTGCTGCTGTCATATTGAACTGGAGATCCAACATCTCCAGCATTTTTCTCAGAAACTCTGCTCAGAATTCTGAGTTGTTCTCCACCGATAATGGTTACTGCTGTGTCATTTTCAGCATTAGTTAATGATGAAGCGAGTTTAATCTCAGTAGCAGATTCCCTGATTACAAAATAAGTTGCGTGTGCAACAATATTTTCTGGAAGATCGCCAGTATCACTAATAACTTTTACCTTCTCACCAGTGATTAAATTATGTGCTCCAAGTGTCAAAACATTTGATGTTGGACCACCAGTGACAGCATATTCTTTAAATCCACTGTTTGTTCCAAAAATTGTATTTCCAGTATTATCTGCCATCAAGACTGCGGCAGTAGAAGAAATACCAGAAGTAGTATCAGTTACAAAGATTTTATCTCCATCCTTTGCACCAACTCTATATCCAGAGATAAGCACAGGTGGTTTATCATCCTGATCGGTAAATCCATAAAGATATAGATGACTTGTAATACCAACAGATGTTGTCAGACCAACGTCTAATGCAACCCAGTCAACATTTTCTTGTGCAGACTTGATCGCTTTTGGTGTGATAATAGAAGTCAGATATGCCTTATTATCTTTAGCAAATGCTTCCTTCTTAAATCCTTCAGAAACAAGAGCTAACTGACCAAAGTTAGAGTTAGAGTTGGTAATCGATGCGTCACCACCACTACGAAGATCAAAGTGCTTATTGAAACCGATAGCAAAGACTGAAACAATCTGAACAACAGCGTCATTCGTTACTTTGATGTGGCTGGATTGCCATCCGGTTCTATAAACAGCCTCTGAATCTAAGTGATAAACTGTTGCAGCATCAGTTGATGCGGATTCGGTTGCAAGTGCAGATCCAGTCTTCTTAGTGATAGTCAGACCATCATAAAGTCTAGATGATGTGTTGTACTTAACAAATGCACGGTCATCTTTTTGGAGAGAAACAGCAGTAAACTGTGCAACAACCATTGAACGGAAACCAGTTGCCTTAGATCCGTCAGTGTGCATACCGTTCATACCGAAGACAGAACGGAGTGAGATGTTAAAGATGTAAGGAGATGCACCAGATACGGTATCAGTCTCAACAGTTACTGTTGCAGATGCAGCACTAGCAGTAGCAGGAAGGTTTGCTCTTACGAAAGGAATAGTATATGTAAATTCAGTGGAACTGATTATATTTTGTACTTTTCCTGAGATGTTATAATCAGATACACCAACTCCCTTGATTTTAATTGGAGTTCCTGCGTTCAGTCCGTGATCAGTAGATGTAGTGACTGTGATTACACTGCTTGGTGTAGATCCATCACCAGATCTGATAGCAGAGATATTAACAGGGTCAGCAGCAAATGCACCAACAATTTCAGATTCTTGACGCTGTTTTGCAAATCCACCTGCATTTGCTGGATACTTCTGGTCAATGTTTCTGCCAGAGTTTGTACCAAATGCATTGGATAACTTGGCATAGTACATATCCAAATCGGATATGGTATAACCAGCAGGAACATTTACACCATCCGCATACTCAAAACAGGTTAGTTTGTGGTGAGAGAATGTTGGTTTTGAACGATTAGTTATACCAAAGTCTGACTTATCAGTATAAACTAATCCAGTCTCATCACCATCAAAAATGGAGAACTGCCAGAAGTAGCAAGTACCAGTGATTCTAAAGATAGCAGCGTTAGGAACTTCACTATCAGTTGGGTTTGGAATATACTTTGGACGGATCTTGGTCTTTCTTAAGTCAAGACCAACCAGTGATGTACCTCTAGGAACAATGACACCACCATTAATACTGTTAAACTTATATAATTGGTTTCCTTCTTGAGTTAAATCAAAGTTACTATCAGAATCTAAAGCAAGTTCTGTCAGTGCAGTTGATGTGCTACCACTTGGTGCTACAGCAGTTGCAGTTCCACTATCGTCTCTGATAGCAAATCCAGGTCTGTTATCAACTACGTGCTCTCCTGGGTACAGAAGAACTGTAGTTTTCTCAATTTCATCATTATCAGTTCCCCTCAAATATGAAAATCTCGCTGCTTCAATTAAAGCACGCTGGATAGTCTTAAAGGGTTTGGTTAAAGAATTACCCTGATTTTCGATCGCGTCGGTGGCATCAAGGTCACTTGGGTTCACATAAAGAATACGCCCTTCAGTATTCTTTATAAAATTTTCCAGCTTATTAAGAGGCATCGGATTATTACAGCCGTTAGATTTCTATGTTTTATTTATCGACCCAAATCTTCCTCATCATAGAAAGGAACCAGATCTTCTGGAAGTTCATCTCTATTAGAAATTTGTATTGAATCGAAGCAAGGATGACATCCTTCTAATAACAAATAATTAGATCCTAAAAACACATCTTCCATATCGTAGTCTCGATTCTTGTCTGCTTCATCGACAAGATCTCGATCATAGAGATGTCCATCAGGCATTTCATCAAATGTAAATGGAACGTGATTGAGAAAATACATTCTAACAATCATACTACCATTGTTGAACCAATTCAAAGACTGATTCACTGTATATGTAGAGTTCATATGAACACGTTCGCTGTCATATTTATTTTACATCTGATCGATCATTTTAATTGTCTTTGTTAAAACATTTGAACCATTGATGCACATCTGTTCAGTAGTTTCTTCCTTTGGTGAATGACTAATACCACCAATAGATGGTACGAATATCATACCCATTGGACACCAAGTAAAGTTCTGCGCATCGTGTGATGCTCTTGATGGCATCCTAATACTCTTCAAATCTCCACAAGATTCTGATATGAACTGCATAATTTTCTCATCACATAATGCAGGTTCTGATTGATGACGAATATCATATCTCAAATCAAACTTATTACATACATCTTCTACAAAACTTTCCATTGTATCAGCATACAGATCTCGAACCTGTAGTGTAAAGTCAACACGCCCAGGAACAACACTAAATGCATTTGGATGAACATCTAGTACACCAACAGTTGCAACCAATCCGTCACATTCTCGTGCTTTCTTATTGATGTAAGTGATGATCTCCGCAGTCTTTACGAGAGCATCATCTCTCATATTCATTGGTGTGGTTCCTGCGTGATTCTCTTGACCAAATACAGAAACAGAACACCTTCTCTGCCCTACAATACCTTGAACAATACCAATATCTAGTTGTTGAGCATCCAATACTGGTCCCTGTTCAACGTGAAGTTCAACAAATGCCTTGATGTCAGGTTTTTTTGAACAATATCCAACCGATCCACTCATCGTATTTTCTTCATCATCGAAGATTACAACTTCTAGTGGATGCCTTAACTTTCCTTTTAGTTCTCTCGCCGCCTCAAGTCCTGCAAGAACTCCTAAAACTCCATCATACTTACCAGCAGTTGCTACGGTATCTGTGTGCGATCCAGTGACAATGGGAGCACCAGAACCAGGAAGAACACCTCTTATATTACCGTAGATGTCTTTATGTACGGTCAAACCGTCCTCTAACATCCACTTTATAACAAGTGCCTTACCTTTGATGTCTGCTTCACTGAAAGCAGGTCTTGGTAAAGTCTTTGAAAGTTCTTCGATGCGTTCGATTAGTTTCATATGTTATACCCATTGGGATAATATTCTTTGTAAACATCGTTCTCATCATCATCCAATGCCATCTCTACTGTTTCTTCAAGAGCCCAAGAGTCTTCACTTTCTAGAAAATTAATCATTTTATCCCAAAGTTCAGGTGGAAAGTCATCAATGAACATCCCCCAAGTTCCTGGATTCTCATCATCACCGTCAGGTTCCCAAGTGCAATACTTGATCTCGTTACGATAAATCTCAAAGAGGAAGTCAAACACATTAGATTGATCTTCTTCAGTTTGGCAATAGATCTTAAGATTGTTGAGTTTCATATTTTATTTTTATATAGTACCCGATGTCAGATTCGAACTGACCCTGGAAGGATTTTAAGTCCTCTGTCTCTGCCGCTGGACTAATCGGGCAAGGTGCTTCCTGAGAGGATCGAACTCTCCTTAGGCAAATTATGAGTTTGCTGCATTCACCAGATTGCTAAGGAAGCAATAGGGATACTGGGAATTGAACCCAGACTAACCCGTTATAAGCAGGTCGCTCTGACCGTTAAGCTATACCCCCGTTATGATGCGTCGTCGTGATCCGTGTGTATTCGGACTAAATCATCATCGTGAGGCATCATAACTGCTGCTGTGCCATCTTCCTTAACTATTCCTATCGTTTCTCCTTCTTCTACTCTTTTGAAGAGTTCATCAAAGTTCTCTTCCCATTCTTTAATTGTAAAAATTTCCATCAAACCTCCGTGGAGATAGAGAGTTCAGCATACTCAATTTGATCATCATTGAGTTGTCCAGTACACACATCAAGAACACTCATAAACTGCTCTGCAGTATCACATTGGACAAACTTTTCATCCCCTTGATCTGAAAGCAACAGAAAGGAACGACTGCATATGTCCACTACTACGCCTTCAACATAGGTTTCGGTTTCCATTGAGGTGTCCCTTGATTACCTGACTATTATATGGCAAACGGAAGGGAGTGTCAAGAAGGTTCTGTTGGCCAGACTGGGTTGGCAGGATCACTAGTGTTAGCAGGCAGATCACGCAATGCCTGACGGTATGTTCTCCATGCATCAGACATCGTTACATCAGAATTTGCCATCCAATCGGTTTCGGCCAACAACTGCGTTCGTTTAGCCCTTAAACCGATCCAAGCATTTTCGGTGGCTACCTCTATAGCAGCAGCATCTACGAGTGCTTCATCAAGGGCAATTTTATTGCCGTCGGCGTCAAACGCCCCTGTGCTGTCATGAATGACGACAACTTGAGGGTATGCACGCCTGACAGCTTCGTGATTAAAACCCATTATACTTCTACCTCCATTAAGACGAGATTAGTACTACCCGTGTAATGAGTATTGCTGTTGCTGCTGCCTTCGGCTCTATTGATAGAAATTATGCCAGCTCCGGTTTCAGCAATCACTTGCAATTTGTATGTGGTCGAGCTTGTGGTAGAAGGTGAATCAAGAATCACTTGCGAGGCTTGCTTAGCTTCACTGTTTCTTTCAACGATCATATTTACCGTGGCTGTCCGTATCCGGCTGCCGTCTGCATCGCCAACGCCAATAGCTGTGCTGCCCCTTAACACGCGAAAACCACCGCGATTGTTGTCATTATTTACAGAATAATTTGAGTTCCACTGCACCAAAACCTTGTTTGATGAAGACACAGGCGTAATAGACGCAGACAAAACATCGTGAAAAGTGCCACTCGATGCAGTATATGTCGAGTAATCAGTTTTCGCAGCATGGACAACCTGTACTACACCTGTAGCACCTTGTGCACCTGTGGGACCACTAGGACCTGTGGGTCCAGTAGATCCAGTAGGTCCTGTGGAACCAGTAGAACCTGTAGAACCTTGTGCGCCAGTTGGTCCTGTGGGACCTGTTCCACCTGCTGCACCTTGAGCACCAGTGGGACCTGTTGGACCTGTTGGACCTGTTGGACCAGTTCCACCAGAAGAACCAGAAGCACCTTGTGCTCCTGTTGGACCAGTTCCACCAGTAGAACCTGTAGCACCTTGAGCACCTGTGGGACCAGTGCCACCAGTTGAACCACCAGCACCTTGAGCACCTGTTGGACCTGTGGGACCAGTAGCACCATCATCACCCTGTGCACCTGTAGGACCTGTAGGTCCTGTTCCACCAGTTGAACCACCAGCACCTTGAGCACCAGTAGGACCAGTAGCACCTTGGGCACCTGTGGGACCAGTGCCACCAGTTGAACCACCAGCACCTTGAGCACCTGTTGGTCCAGTAGGTCCTGTTGGTCCACTTCCACCTGTGGGACCAGCTGGTCCAGTGGCACCTTGAGCACCTGTTGGTCCAGTAGGTCCTGTTGGTCCACTTCCACCTGTGGGACCAGCTGGTCCAGTGGCACCTTGAGCACCTGTAGAACCAGCAGCTCCATCATCACCCTGTGCACCTGTTGCACCAGTAGCACCTTGAAATCCTTGTGAACCAGCAGTTACAATTCTAGTCCAAGATTCTCCATTCCACTGCCAACGAGTTCCATTCTCATTATGAATGTCATTTAGTGATGGACTATTCGGAAAATTAAGTGCCATTAGTTATTATCTTCTAAATTTTCAATTCTCTTCTTCAAGTTATTTATTATATCATTCTGCTCTTTTACTGCCTCAACCAACAGTGCTACAAAGTTTGAATATGCAACTGCTTTGGGATCTCCGTGGGATACCAATTCAGGAACAATCTCTGCAACTTCTTGTGCAATAAATCCAATACTTCTTATATTATTACTCCTGTAATTAAATTCTACACCACGCAAGTTTGTAACTTTATCTAGAGCATTTTGTATGGTGCTAATATTCTTTTTCAATTTAATATCAGATCCGCTGTTGACCACACCACCAACACTCAAATCAGTTCCATCAAATGTAAGATTTGATGAACCAGTGGTTACATTACCACTGTCTTTATAAACAACTTGGTTTGCTGTTCCACCAACTGCTGCACCTGATGCACCTTGAGCACCAGTAGATCCTGTAGGACCAG